CGGGCCTATTGCGCTTAGATGCACATTGAAAACTTGTCTCCCGTATCCTTGGGAACAGGGACTTTCATATGGTGCCTACAGGACTCTTCAAGGGTCAACGTAGGGTTGTCCTACCGACTACTTACTCGTCGGCAAGCTCTCCTTTCTCTTCTGCCCGAAGGCTAGGAGCTAGTGAGCTGACTAGGTAGCAGGATAGTAGGTTATCAGCCCTCTCGTTCGCAATTGGTTTCGCGGAACTGAAGCTAAGGTCGTGCGTTGTAAACCGACGCGTCGCGGCTCCACACTAATAGGCAAAGGACATGCCATCGTTTTGACGGTAAGTGGGCCCGCCTAGGTTGATAAAACCTGGAAGAGGCCTTAGGGCCTGATACGAAAACCTCCTGCCTTACGGGGGAGGAACTGGCTTTCCCACATCCGCCTGAGATCTCACTTCAGGTTAGGGCGTGGGATGTTTCTAACGGGAGCCAAATTAGGAGACTTCTGGATGGTTCGCCCTGCGACTCCACGTACTGCTCTATGGAGCCTTAAGAGCTTCTGCGCATCTCTTGGTATCTTCGCTTCCATTACTGGTCGCTCGAATACTTCCAATTTGCGCAGCATCCCTATAAGGGCGAGGTCCTTACCATGCCTCAGTAATGAGGTTATGGCACACGACCAGGCGCTATTGGGTAACTCCAAACGTTTTAATTTTTGGAGCCACTCATAAGAGCCTAGTCGGACCTCCAGTGTGTGTAGTCCAAGAGGGTCGGCCAATCGCATGATTAACTCACGCGTTGCCTTGGCGACAGATTTAACTAATGGTACCAGTATGAGGTTCGCCCAACCATGTATCCCTGTGGTTTCCCACAGAGGGACTTGGGGAAGCGAAACCGCAACACCAGGTGGGTAAGCCGCGGGAATGGGTGGTTTATCCATCCATTCACGTGGTTTAATAAAGTCCTCAAAGGGACTTACATACCAAACTTTGAGCGCTTCAGGAATTACTCCCTGAAGAAGCCTAAGCACCAATTCATTATACCTGTCATCCAAGGACTGTGTAACCCGAGCAGAGATGTCAGCCCGGAAAGGCTTGACTGCATAGGCCGTAACCATTTGCAACCAATCTTCCCAACCTCCTATCCCCAACAAGGAGTTTGGATTACGCAGTGCGATTATTGCGCCACTTGCCCGGTTACCCAGTTTATTCAACTTAGCCCCTAAGTTTCCTAAAACTCGATAACCGAAGCCGAGAGCAGCTAAAACCTGACTCAAACGCATTTTCGGGTTCCCAAGACGTTTTACTAAATTGATAAGCGAGGGCAGATGCCGGGTCGCTACATCAAACTCTTTAAACGCCAGAGGGGAAACATCTATACCTTTGAATATAAAACGTTTCGCGAATTCAAAGCTTCCATTTCGGCTATTGAGCGACTTAGCGGCCGAAATTTCCACTCCTAATGCCATCATCAGGTTCAGATACTCCCGGGCAACTTTCCGGTCAGCAATGACCAGATCGTCACCCAGCAGGGCGTATTCCTTGAACCAAGACCTTATGCCTGAACGTTCTGCTGCCAATTGAACCACCAAGTGGTGAGTCAAAGAGAACACTGCCCAACTACTATAAGCCCCCATAGGCTGGCCGGCTCCATACCTCAAGATACTAGTCTCAGAGTGACCTCTCCGGATATCATCCCTCGAGGGCTCTAAGATATAGTCTCTATCGATAAGGATACGCGCCCATGCGGACCCAAAGGCGGGGTTAAACAGTGTAGATAGTAGATGTACTTGAGCCTCAATGGGAAATCTATCCGTGGCAGCCGATAAATCTATACTGCGAACATAAGGCAGCGCCCCTCGTCGGGCTTTGGCAGCTAACCGAGCAATCGGTTTGAGCTGGTCAAAGGTACCGTCTTGTGGGATGCGTTTAAGTAAGCTAAAGATATGCCGGTGCAACGGATGGAGTACCATTTGTGTAAAGTAGTCTACCATCGCAAAGACTCGTAGTTTGCCAGCCGGTTCGAGTTTCAGTGCCAACTTACCAAAAAGGCGCGCAGCCGGCCCTTTCATTTCTGGAAAGGCCAAACTAGCGTTAGCCATCCGGGTCGCCGCTGCTGTCCCTCCAACCATTCGGTAGCGGTCCACCCAGTGTGTATTGAAGGTCTGGGCTTGATTCCGGTCCAAATAATCATGTGACCAGGATTCAAAGAACTCATGGAACAAAGAAAACATTGTACCCGCTGTAGCGCCTTCGCGCCATAGTTGGTACGCTGTAACCAATGAACCAGAGATCGATGTCCCCTGACGCATGCCGTTCGGCCCCGAGGTTGTCAGAAGAAGAGGTTTTATCCTCCAATTTCTGAACTCTCGAGGACGAAACGGGGCCAGCTCCAGGAACCTCGGTGCAAAGCTCGCTATCTCTCGCAGAACCCATTCTTTCCGTGAGGAAGTTTGGGTAATGGTTGATAACTTCGTCTTTCCTGGCATATCTAAAACTCGGTATAACCCGAATAAAGTAAGCCAGTACCGGATTAACACGGTATCGCCCTTCAGTAGGGCTTTACGGTGAAGCGAGGGAATGAGCCGAGGAAACCCAGAACGGCTACGGGCAATCGCGACCCCCACCCCCTGAGCCGATTCGTGACATCGACCCGCGAGGGCTTGCATAGTTAACACTTGCATTACTTTCAAGCGCTTCACCACACCGGGGATCCCCTGCGACTTCCAAATGGTAGCCAAGTGGAAGCAGAATGTTAGGTTTACTCGGACAAACCCGTTAGAAAACGCACCAGTCACCAGCCGTACCACCCGATTTAAGGGTGTGACAAGCTGGCGACCGCTTTTTACAGCGGAAGTCCAGGCTGTGCCTCCTAAGACTTTGGATGCAAATCCTAAGTGTTTCAGAGACATTGACTAATATTTCTATAAGCAGCCACTTCGGTTTCCCATTTCTGGGGCCGCAGGACCCCCTAAGGGGGTAGGTGGTTTCCGTAAGGTTCCCCTACCTTATCTTAGAACCAGTGTGGACCCGGGGTTTCTACATTATCGAT